TCGAACAGGTCGCCCGCGACCTTGATGGCCCCGCCGACCCCCATCGAAATCAATCCAAGTGTGATCGGGTCCACGGGGCTCCTAGAGGTTGTTCATCACGGCACCACCGAAGATCGCGGAGACTTCCATCCGCAGCGGCAGGTCCATCACCACGTCTACCACGGCGGCTTGATTGTTTCCCAACTCCGTCGCCCGTCGATCTCCCGTCACTCGAGCCGGGGGCATCCCGACCACCACGTCCGCCTCGTTCTCCGCGGGGCGTACCCCGTTGACGAGGGGCAGGTACGAGTCCACGAACCGGAGGTGCAGCTGGGGCTTGCGGGACTTCAAGTTTTGGGAGTTGCCCACCGGGTTGGCGTGGACATCTTCCAGCGGGAGCGTGGTGAAGCGATGCTCCGGGTAGGGCAGGCCGATGATGACCGTCTGGGCTCGGTTGAGCGAGCCGAGCGGCCCAGAGCTTGGCGCGGTCCAGGTGTAGCCGAGCACCTCGCCAATGTCGACGTACCCCGCTGCGCCGGTATCCAACACGGGGTACGAGCCCCGATAGCTGCCGTTCACCAGCACTGCCGCGGTCTGGCCCACCCAAGAGCGCGGGAGCAGGTAGGTGACTGCACCGAGCGGGGGTAGCTCCACCCAGGCGTCCATCACCGGGGGCAGTTTCCAGGCGTCATACTGCCCATAGGGAGAGGCGGACCTGAACTTCTTCTGGTCCCGGGAGTCCACATCGAGAACCACCAGCACGTCTCCGCTCGAGGTGGCGACGTAAAGCTCGGTCCCGAACTCCGTATCCATCGCGGAGATGGAATAAATGTCATACGGAGTGGGCAGGGTGAACCGCGACCACGCGAGGTTCATCTTCGAGTCGAGGGTGGCGATTGCCCCCGTACCATCGTCAAAACCGAAGATCAGCCGAGGCACGGGGGCGCGGAGGTAGCACATCGTCCGCACCCCGGCCGCCAGCAGACCCTCCCCGAAGGTGGAGATGTCGTCGGCAAGAAGTCCACCGTTGGTGGTGATGCTCTGGCCCATCGACCGGAGCCGCTGCCGCCCTCGAGTGGTGAAGATGATCTTGTCTTGCACGGCGAGGCAGTTGAGCAGCTGGTCGGAGCCGTGCGTGCTGTACTTGGTGAGTTCAAAGTCCTGTCCGGTTACCGGGTCGATAGCGAGCGCCCCGGAGGAGAAGACCCGCTCCCCGCGCACGGACCCCAGCAGCAGGCCGCGAAGTTCCTCAATCCAGGAGATGGCACCTGCGGGCCGCGCCAGCGTCAGGTCCAGGGCGTCCGATGCCGCCGCGCCTACCGGGAGGTACTTGACCCAGATCTCATCTCCTGCTGCGAGCGCCCCCAGCGATAGCACCGAGGTGGCCGTGCCGGTGTCAGTAGATGCCCCGGCGAGCGCGATGTGCGGAGCGTAGGCGGCACCAATCAAGTCCACCGCGAACTGCTTGTGGGAGAGGCGATAGACGGACCCACCCCGCTGGAGGTACACGGTGAAGGTAGTGGTCGCGGGTAGTCCTGACGGCAGCGGGAGCTTGGCCTGCCCCGCTGCGGGGTAGGCCGCCGTGGTCGCGTCCAGTGTGTAGATGAGGGTGTGGCCGGGATCGAAGGACAGCCGTGGCACCGGCCCCATCGAGTTGAACTGGCTCAGGGCCGCCGCCATCGTAGTGGGGATATATTTGGAGGCGTCCCACGCCAGCCCGTTCTGGCTCCCATATCCGACCGCAGTCGCCTTCAAAAGTCCGCGGTCGTCCGCCATCCCCAGCCAGAGCCGGTTCTGGTACGCCTTGATGGATACGACCGCCCCGGGCACCATCCACGGCGGCGTGGTCGAGGGCGGGAGCGGCAGGATCTTCGCCTCGTCCGTCCCGTTGGGCGTCAGGGCCGCGTCTCCGAACACCCCCTCGTAGATGGGTGTACCAAAAGTCCATACGCTTAAGCTGGGCACAAGGGGCGAGCGGCACCACGATAGGAACCGGAGAGTGGTGGTGGGGCCGATGATGAAGATGTAGAAGAAGTCCAGAACGAGCGTGGTGTCATAGCAGAGGTACTTGCCGCCGTTGCCCCCGCTATTCGGGTAGTGCGGAGTGCCGTACCCCACGTTGCTATTGGACACCCAGAACGACTCTGCGCGCGTGCCCGGGCCGGCCACGACCCCGTTGGCGACCATGCTCCAAACGACGCCGCCGAAGGCCGTGCCCGCGGTCTGGTAGCACTGCATCCCCCAAACCTCGAAGGAGGAGCCGCCGCCCTTGAACTTCAAATTGTCCACCGTCGTGGTGTGGAACGTGAGCGTGTTCCAGCCCGAGACGATGTTGTAAGTGGACACGACCGCCGCACCGAGGCAGAGGTCGATGGTAGCATCGATGCTCTGGGAATAGAAGTTCACTGTGTAGATTTCAGCCGCGTCTGTGCGCGCCGTCGCCCACGCGGGGGTGAAGACCGCTACCCCGGCCGGGTTGACGAACAGCCGCCGCTCCTTGGGGTCGGTGAGCGCGCCGTTGACCCCGCCCGCGAGCCCGGCGAAGAACGCCTTGAGGTCTTGGAAGGGGGTGAACGGGATGGCGCCCCAGCGGTTGAGCATCCGCAGGTTGCTGGTGCCCACCTCAAGTTGAAAGTCCCCGAACGGACCATCGGGGATGTTGATGAGGGTCTTCGGGGATCCGTCGCCCGCGGCGGCGAGGTTCCCTTCGGTCAGGAGCTTGAGCCCCGCGCGCGAGGCCACGGTGCCCTGCTGGGTGATGACCGTGTTGGCGGCGCGCTTCAGGCCCGCCTTGTAGGCGTCGGAAGAGATGTGCCCCTGCGCCCGGTCGGCAAGCTCGCCCGCGGAGAAGTCCTCCTGGATGAAATTGAATTTGGCCACTAGGTCAGCCTCCGGCGACCCGGCAGTGCCGGGGGCTTGATCTGCTGGGCACGGCCCTGCTTGCCATCCGAGGCGCCCGCATCCCGAATGCGCCACTCGTACTTGGAGAATGCATCGGCGGCCAGCTGCCGGTTATCGGTGAGGGTGATGGCGATCTCCGACACCAGCAGGTCCTTGATGCACATCACGCAGCCTGGAGAGAACTCGCCCTCGTCCACGCGCATGATCGCCTCGGCGTAGATGACCGCCTCGTTGGAAAGAATCCGCCAGCCTTCGCGCACCCAATCCGTGACCAAGGTGCCCACGGTGTCGCTGTAGATGCGCGGCACCGCGAGGACGTTGGAGGGGATGACGTGCTGATAGATGTAGCCCCAGGCCGGGACGGCGGCATCCAGCGTTGGGACGAACCGGCCCTTGGCGAATGTCCACTCCCGGGCTTCGAGCACGGTGTCCCGCACCGAGTAATACTTGGCCTTGACCGCGCGGGCGGCCGAGGTCGCATCATCGAACGAGCCGATGGGCGGCTCCCCGCAGTCCACAACGGCGAGGTTGGCGATCTCGACTTGGGTCGGCATGGGCTACACCACCTTCTTCGGGAAGAACGACCGGACGTACAGGAACAGCGAGAGGAGCACGACGATGATGGCGGAGATGGCAACGAAGTAGACCGTCTTGGAGACCCCTACGTCGTGCTCCTTCTCCGTGTTCTCGATGGACTTCTTCTCTTCCGCCTTGTCCTTGGTACCGGTATCGATGCCGCTGGTGTCCTTGGCCCCGATGACCTTGGCCACCTCCACCTTGGTGGTGTCGAGAGGCACGGTCCCGATGACCTTGGCACCCTCGGGCAGCTTGGCGGGCTTGCCCCGAGGTACCCGGACCACGGAGACCCCGCCCGAGGGCGTCTCGACCACCACCGCCACCTCCTCCTTGGTGGTGGTGGAGTTGAACTCGGTGGCATCCTGGTGGGTCTTCTTGGCGCGGTCGTAGTGTTCGGTCCAGACCGTCTGGTCATCGACCTGGACTTCTTTCTTGATGTCCGACGACCAACTGCACCCACAGGTGATGAGCAGGACGCCGATGAAGAAGTCCCTCATGGGATCACCGAAACCCAGCGAAGGGCGCGAGCGTGGATGGCTTCCCGAACGGACCGAGGGAGGATGATGCAGCCGTGACTGGCGAGCCCGGGGTGCTCCTTCGAGTCGCCGTGGATGAGGAAGCCGGAGCGGCCGAACGTGTTGGTCGCCTTGAAGGGGGTGAGCCGGAGGACGAATGGCCCGTGAGTCGTGGACTCTTCCACCGCTTCCGAGATGGCGTACACGCCGCAGGGGAGGGGGCCAATTCCAGCCTCCTCCTGCATCTCAGGATTGTTTTTACCGGGGCCGAACCCGGAGTAGCCCTGTCCGAAGAGGGCATCGTCCAGGAGAAGTCGGCCCGTCTTCTGCTCGTAGATAAGACCGACGCTCATGGGCTACTCCTCTTTGGTGGGCGTATCGTCGGCCCTTGCGTGCCCGAAGACCTTGTGCTCCAGAGCCCCGAGACGGCGGCGATGGGACTTCAATTCCACATCCACGAACTTCCGCCACTCCTCGTGGATGGTCCGGTGGGTGGAGAGCGAGGCCATCGTCGCCTCCACCCGCTTCAGCGTCTCGTCCACCCGAACGTAGCTCGACCGGATGAACGAGGTGGCGATGAGGATGGCCAGCGAGCCGAGCGCCCCCACCACCGTCACTAAGATCCCCACAACCCAGAGCGGCACTTCCGCGACGGGCATCTACCCCTCCGGGGGTGCGACAGGGGCCGGGGGATTCTTGTCGCCCGCGTGGATCATGGTCCCGAGTCCAGCGAGGATGAACCCGCCGAACTTGACGTACTTCCCCCACGTCGGCGGAAGCACCCCATAGGACATGATCTCGTCGGCGCCTCCGCCCACGCCGAGCCCCGCGAGAACGATGAGCCCGCGGATCTTGGCAGCCGCCTTGGCGCCGAGGCGGACCCCCGCCTCCCCGTAGCCATCCTTCGTCCACGCCACATCGTCGTAGACGAGGGCGCGGAGGAAGTGAAAGAGTCTCTGGATCAGTCGCTTGAACATTTAGGTGTCCGAGCAAGTCGCGAGGATGGTCTGGGTGGCCCCCACCGAGGTCGAGGCCCCGGATACGGCCACCCACCTGAACTTGTATCCGAGGAGGCCCTGCACCGTGGTGTTGGCGGCCAGCGTCGGAGTGGCCGAGGTGGTGTTGGATGCGACGATGGTCGATGCCGCCGAGTTGAACCGGGTGACGGTGAAGACGTAACTGGCCACTGCGGCCCCCGCAGCCATCTGCGGGGTGTGGGCCACATCCACCCACCGGAGCGTCGGGTTGTTGATCTGCTTGAAACCGGTCTGGAGATACAAGTCCAGAGTCCCGCCCGTCGCGCCCGTCTGGGTCACGGAGAACGCGCAAGTCGTGAACATCGAGGTCTGGACCGGCGTGGTGTAGGCCACGGTGGTGGTGGCCGTGGCCGCCGACAGGAAGCTCATGTCGAACGCCGTAGAGTCCGCCTTCGCCTCAGTGGTGAGGAGCAGCGCGAGGGCGGCGAGCAAAGGGGCGATGAACTTCATTGTGACCTCCGGGTGAGGCGTTTTCCTTGGGGTCGAACCTTGGACTCCCGAGATTTGCAGGGGGTCAGGGTGTGGGGTTCGGCCCCGCGGAAAGCGCCCCGCCTACTGGCAGATGATGACGAGGGAACCCACAGCGGCACCAGCTGCGGAGAGCGAGAAGGACATCTTCTTGCCCGTCGTGGCCGGAACCGCCGTCACCCCGGTCGGCAGCGAGGCTGTCGAGGCGGTGGGGCTGATGACCATGAGCCCTCGAGCGGTGGTCAGGATGGCCGCCGACTGCGAGTAGAGGACGGTGGTGCCGTCGTTGGCCAGCCAGTTGGCCACGAGGTTGCGGGTCGAGCCGCCCGCCGAGTTGTCCCCGAGGATGGTGCATTCGGAGACGTTCGACAGGTCGAGGACCGCCGAGTTGATGACGGCCCCCGCCGCGACGTTGACACCCGCTTCGACGTACCGGGCGATGCGCGGCGACTGCGCGTAGGGAACGGTGATGGCGTGCGCCGCTGGGGGCCGCAGGACCAGGAGCCCGATGGCGGAGAGGAGCGCGAACGCTGCGACGGCGAGGTACTTCTTCATGGTGATGCTCTGCTTTCTGCCCCGGAGGGCAAAGGAGGTTGTGGACTTCTTACTTCTTGGGCTTGCCAAGGAGGTCGTCGGTGCCCGCCGACTTCTGGGCCGCGTCGTGGGCCTTCTTGAGCGGATCCCAGATGAACTTCTTGACGTGGGCGAGGTCCACGCCGTCGAGGAGCGGGTGGACGGGGTTGCCGTTGGTGTCAGTGGTCTGGCAGTGCGCCACGACGTGATCCCACGACTTGCCCTCTGCGATGAGCTTGGCGAGCTTCTTCTCTTCCGTTGCGGTGACACCCTGGCGGGACATGAGCGGCTCCTTGAAACGCGAAGGGGCGCGACCTTGAGGGTGGTCGCGCCCCGAATGAGACTGAACTCTTACCCTGAAGGGATTAGGAGTTCAAGAGCGTGGCGGCGACGATGTGCTGGTCCTCCACGCGCGCGGCGCCCGCCGTGAAGGCCGAGTAGACGCGGGTGGCGAACGACACCGAGGGGTCCTCGGCCACCTTGGCCCAGATGTCCTTGGTGACGTGGAGACCGAGCGCCATCTCGGAGAAGGCGAGGCAGGTCAACTGGCCCGCGGCCGGGACCGTCAGCAGGTTGCTGAACACCCAGGTGAAGCCCATCCAGTCCGTGACCATGCCCTTCTCCGCCAGCGCCTTGGCGTTGACGTAGAAGCTCGAGGTGGCCTTGTCGATCTCGATCATCTGCCGGACCTGGACCGGGCCGACGAAGAAGACCTTGGGCACGTCGGGCTCGATGTCGTTGGTCATGAAGATCTGGTTGACCGACGCGATGAAGTCCAGGGTGATCGGCGTGGTGCCGTCCCCGAGCTTCTGCCCGGCCGGGAAGGCCACGGTCCCGCCCGCACCGTCCGACTGCGTGTCCGCCGTCGCCGCCGCGATGATGATTGCGTCCATCGCGCGCCCCATCGCCATCGCGATGGCCTTGGTGGTGTTGCTCGCCGGATCGGAGAGCATCTGCACCACGTCCTCGGGCTCGATCAGATCGCCCGCGTGCTTGGTGGCCTGCGCATCCGCGCGCCGGGTGTACGGCGTGTCGTTGACCGGCGAGGCGACTGCCCGGCCCGCCTTGGTGGTGGCGGTGATCAGGCCGACGCGATCCCAATTGTGGGACTTCGAGGTCTCACCCCGGTACTGGCAGAAGGGGCGGAACTTGGACATCTTCTGCTGGGCGAGGAACCGGACGTTCTGCTCGAAGGTGAGCACATACGCATTGGCAACGGTGTTGGCCATCGGGCCGCCCCTCCTTGGGGCGAGAACTGCAAAGGGTGAACTTCTTTTGCCTTTGCGAGTAGTCGATGGACTTCATCGGCCCGCTATGTCTTGCCTGCGTGGAGGCCCGGTCGGGTTCTCTCCTGAACATCTGGACGCATATGCGAAAGGTGCGAGGGTGTCAAGTCCAGGCTGCCGCAGGCGGACCAGCACCAAAACAACGGGGCGGCACCCTTCGCAGAGGTGCCGCCCCAAATGGCCTACGTCGCCGCCTCCTCCCCAGGAGTGAGGCGGTTGTACCCGACTTCTAATCCGGGTGCAACTGCGCCATGATCTTGTTCGCCCGATCGACGATGGCATCGTGTTCCGGGTGGTTCTTGTTGAAGTACGCCGGGTGCTGCTGGATCTCACGGAAGCGCGCCTGCGCCTCCGCAGGGGTGAGCACCTCGGGACCGCCTCCGCCCTTCTGGCCCACCGGCCCGTGGCCCTCGCCGCCGAGTCCGGTGGCGATGGCATCCCAGACCTTCAGCTGGTTGGAGGCGAGCTTGCCCTGCATGATCGAGCCAACCACCTCCACGGGGAGCCCGAGCTTGGTCGCCGCCGCCGCTGCCGCCCGGAGCTTGGTCTCGTAGGCGTTACCCCATTCGGTCTTGAGGGCGGTCTGGTCAGCCACCGCCGCCTCCGATGCCGCCATGTTGCTGGCGATGGACTTCTTCGCCAACTTCTCGAACTGCGCCACGGTCATCCCCGCCTCGGCGGCAAGTTCGCGGATCCCGGCCGGGGTGATGTCGTTGCCCTTCTCGTCCTTCAGGGCGTAGCCCTCGGGCTTGTCGGGGCGACCGAGCTTGTTCCACACAAGCTTCTCCGCCTCCGCATCCCCCGCCTTGAGCGGCACGAGGTCGGGCGCGTGCTTCTGGAGCTTGGCGTAGAAGTCCGCTCTCGCCTCGGGGCTCGCGTCCGGTCCTGGGGGCCGGATGGAGGACCCCACGAACGCCTTGGTCTCCTTGTAGGACTTCACGAGGTCCGTGACCGTGTTGAAGTCCTTGACGCTGGGATCGTCGCGGAGTTCGGGAGTCGCATCCAATTCTTTGAGGGCCATGTGTGTTACTTCTCCTTGGGGTGAAGGCTCTGGAGGAAGGTGACGACCTCCCGGGAACCGAGCTTGAAGTACGTCTCCTCCGTCGTTGCGCCGACGAGGGGACCTTTATAATACATCTCTTCGAGGAGGTCGAGCAACTGTTTGCCCGCCTCGGTGGTGAAGAGGTGGCGGCCGGTGGCATCCAACTCTTCGTTGGACTTCTTGATGCGCTCGTTAATCGCCTTGCGCTTGGCCTCCGCCGCGCGGAGCGTGTCGTCGAATTGGCCCATGTTACGCCGCCCCATTCGGGGCCTGCTGCATCATCTGCTGGCCCTTGCCCGTGGCCTCGTTGGCCTGTCCCTGCTGCATCTGCAACTGCGCCTTGGCCTGCTGGGCGGCCACCTCCTGCTGCTGCTGCACCAGCTGCTCCACCTCCTTCACCGACCGGAGCATCTTGGCGGGCACGTTCAGCTTGAGCGCGAGGTCGCGCGCCGCCTGGATGATGTCCACCACGTTCATCACTTGGGGGAAGACCTTGGCCATCGCCCCGACCTGTCCGATCCACCGCTCGATGGCGGCCACCTCGTCCGAGTGCTGCGCCCGCATCAGCGCGCCCGTGTAGTTCACCTTGAACTGCGCGTTGGCGGCCATGACCTGCTGCGGAACCTCTCCGAACTGTTTGTTGCGCAGGAGGGTCTTGAACGTGCGGTCGAGGATCTTCGAGAGGAGCGCGGTCTGGATTCGCCCCATCGTCGGCCCGAGCACCCGGTTCATCAGTTCGTACCGGATCTGCGCCTCGGTTGCCGACATCTGCGGACTGTCGCGAAGCTGCAACTCGTCGTTGTGGAACGCCTCCTTGATCGACTTGCGGAGTTCGTCGAGGTTCTGCTTGCTCCAGTCGATGCGCGCCCCCGACTCCAAGACCTTCACCGCATCCATCGAGCGCACGATGGTCACGCCACCCGGGGCCGACTCCAGATCCCCGACAACACCGCGCTCCGAGGCGAGGAGGTTCGGGTCGATGGCCTTGCGGATGGCGAGGTCCTCAAGCTCCATCCGATAGTTGATGTACTTCGCGGTGGGCGACATGATCATGCCCGGTCCGTGGCCCCAGATCGAGCCCGAGGTCTTCTCCCACGGGCAGTGGAAGACCGGGAACTCGTAGAAGCCCTCCTCCTTGCCGATCTGCTCCTTGGTCTCCTCGAGGACGTACATCGCCCCGACCGGGCACTCCTCGGGCGAGAGCACCGAGGCCGACTGCCCTGCGCGGCGCCGTGCCTCGATGGCCTTCACCTTATCCGGGCGGAAATAAATCCCGTAGGTGATGTCAAACCGCTTGTCGGGATTGCCTCCCTCTTCCAGCTCCTTCTCGATGGCCGAGGGGAGCTTGTAGCCCTTGTCCATCGCCCAGGACTTGCACTCCGAGGCGGTCCACACCAGCCAGCGGTAGTAGGCGAACAGATCGCCCCGGTGGTCGCGCTCGAAGAAGGACTCCTTCACCGGGATGGCGGTGAAATTGAATCCCGACCAATCCAGCGGCGAGTCGTGCTCCGCCACCACCGACATGAAGGCGTTGCCCGGCCCCACGAGGTCTTGGTAGGCGCTGCTGATCTCGGGATCGAAGTTGGAGTCGTAGAGGGACTCCCACTCCACCGCGTCGGCGTTCTCCAGCCAATTCTTTGAGTCGGGGTCCTCGTTCAGCGCCTTGTTGGGCGCCTTGAACATCCGCTTGCGCCACGCCACGTTCGGGTTGGTGATCGACCCGTGCATCGCGTTCGCCATCCGCTGCGCCGCGAAGATGGCCGTCGAGTCGTACACGTCGTCGCGGAGGAGCACGACTGCCGTCTCCGCGATGTCGCGCCGGTACATGTTGCCGAGGCGGAGCGGCATGACGTACTTCTCCACGTCGTTCCAGATCACCTCGATGGTGGAGCGCGCCATCTTGAGGGCGTTCTTGCGACGGACGATCTCAGCGGGGATCATGTATTCTCCTGTTCCGGCCGAGGGCCGTGTTGTTCTTCGGACGGCGCATACCACTTTCCTCGTCATCCTGCGAGGTGGGGCCTTCTAGTTCCTTGAAGTCCATCCCCTCTCCCACCATGAGGTACTGGAGGGCATCGCAGATGTGGGAATAATTGTTCTTCACCGGCTCATCCCGGTAGCGGTCCTCCCCGGAGACCTGCACCCGGGCGAAGTGGTAGCCGCCGTTCATCCCCTTGCGGAGCCGCTTGGCGCGGGGCGAGATCATCAGAGTGGGCTGGCCGGTCATCCCGAGCGTGGTCAGAGCGCCCTTCACGGCCCCATGCCGCCGCGTGGGCTCGTTGGTGGGCGCCGGGTCGATGGGCAAGCCCGCCGCCCGAACGTAATCGAAGGCGGTCTTCTCGTCCGCATCCCGGGCCGCGCCAGCTGGGTCGCCCCATCCACGGACCCGAGCGCGCGGGTAGTGGGTCTTGATGTACTGGTTCGCGTGCTTGGCGAACTTGAACGCGCCCATGTCGTCGGACCAGAGTTCGTCAATGACCTGCCACTGATCGAGGCCGGGGATTTTTTGGGCGATGACGATGGCCGGGGTGAGCCCGAAGTCCATCCCGAGGTAGATGGTCAGCCCTTGGCGCCACTCCAGAGGGGAGCGAGCGGTGTGGACTTCATCGTTGTACTCCGGATAGACCGACCGGCCCTCCGCCACGAAGGAGTAGCGCCCGTGGACGAATGCCTCGATCCAGGCCGTCGTCTTCCCCGGCATCAGCCGCGCGTAGTAGAGCGGACGCCCGTCCGGCTTGCGTGCCCCTTCGAGCAGGTTCTCGATGTTCTCCGCATCGGGCGCGAGGCCAGAGGGCTGGTGGAAGACCTTGTACTGGTCCCGGTCTTCCTCCTCGATCTTGTCGAACTCCTCGAAGGTAAAATAAATCCAGTGGTCGGAGTCGGGCGGGTTGGTGTCCATCCAGATCCCCGACCAAGTGACCCTGGTGTCCTTGTCCGGGTGGAAGCGGCCCACGCGACCCTGGAGCGCATCCACGATGGACTTGGGCACCTCGCGCGCCTCGTTCACCCATGCCCCGGTCAACTCGAGAGAGAGGAGCTTCTTCACATCCTCGGGCTTGTCGAGGGCGCGGAGCATGATTTCGCATTCGACCACAGTCCCGTCCTGCATTTGGAACTTGAGCCAAGCGGTCATGTCCGACTCCACCCAGGTGGTGATGTCGGGCGGGAGCCACTCGAAAAGGGTGGCCTTGGTCGTGTCGGTCAACTCTCGGTAGGTGTTCCGGATAACCGCCCATCGGGTGCGCCGGACGCCGTGCGAGTTCGGCTCCTGCCGCATCGCCCGTTGGAGGATTTCTACTGAGCACCCGGAGGATTTGCCCGAGCCGAACGGGCCGATGATGATCCGCATGAAGGCATCGGACCTGAAGAACTCCGCGATGGTCTTCGAGGCAACGAACTTACTCATGACCGGACCAATCTGAGCGGTTCATGTTCCGGTGCCACTGACGCGAGAACCTAATCCCTTCTCGGTGCTCCACCCACTTGTGCAAGATCCAGATGCCCAAAGGGATCAAGAAGCAAAGAGCGAACATGAGCCAATAATAAAAGTTCATAGTGCTGCCTCCGCCCGTGGCATCCACTCGGGACGCATTTGGACCGCGTGAAGTCCACCCTTGGTCATACCAGCTACCTCGAACCCTGCCTTCAGGTAGCAGTACCCGGGTTGCTGCTTGGGCTTGGTCTTCTCTGCATCAATAAAAGTCACCATGCCCAGATCGGGGATCGAACCATCCCACGTCTCCGACCGATGTGCCCGGGTGGCGGCGATGGCCGCGACAATGAGATCGCTAGCTCGATAGGGGCAAGATGGCTCGCGCCTGAAAAAAGAGTTCATCCAAGCCCCTGCCCAAGCGTGTTTCACATATTGAGCGAAGGGCCAGCTGGTGACCCAGCAGGCATCGGCGTCAGGGGTGAGAAACACGACGCACCTCCCGGGGGGTACGAAGGACTTGGATCCCGGCGTCTGCCGCGAGTAGTGCTTGTCCGCCAGCACCAAGGCGCGCGGATCCGCCCGATGCGAGTAGTGCCACATCACTTGAGCCTCTTGGGGGCGGGCACGGGGCGCATCTCCACCACTCGCTCCGAGGTCTGTGAGACCTGCGGGGGCATCGTCACATTGAAGTTCAGGACCGGAGCATTCTGCGGGGTGCCCTCGGCGGCCTTCATGCGCGGGTAGCGGTAGCTCATCAGCATGTCCGCCGCCCGGAGGCGGACCTCCTCCTGCTCCGAGGCGGCCATGATCTGGAAGATGGTCTCCACCGGGTCGCCGTGAACCATCGCGAGGATGTCGTACTTCTCTGCGAACGCCTCCAACTCATGCTTCTGGGCGTTCGTCTTGTTCAGTTTCCGAGGAGGCATGGGGGTCAATCCTAGCCTAGGAGGGAGAGAAGGTCCATTGGCCGCCACACTACGACAACACTTGGAAAGAATCCACTTGCTCGATACGGCCCGTCCGTTAGGAACCGAACCCGTCCCCGGATGTAGCGAACCTCCGCCTGGACTGCGACCACATCCTCATGCCACCACTTCAAGTCCGTGGACGCGGGTAGAAGTCCAACTACCAGTGCCCCTTTGGCGGACTCCTCTCGCGCCTTCCGTGTCCAGGCGTACACCTCCCGGCCGTAGGGTGGATTCATAAACACCCGCTCTCCGCTCCAATGCCGCACGAGCCCGTTCTCCACCTCCGTGAAGAATCGCTTACACTTCGCGCTCTCAGGGGTGGCACAGGGGTCCAAGGTGAAGTCGAACTCTGCGTGGAGCGGATCGAACACCTCGGGTGGCGTTGCCCAATGGCGACCGTCGCCGTTGTAACGTCCGTTGTTGCGGGCCGCGGCGCCGTTGACCACTGCGGGGTTATTAGTTCCTTTGATGGTGCGCCTCACTCCTCCGTTCTCTGCGAACGCCTCCAACTCATGCTTCTGGGCGTCCGTCTTGTTCAGTTTCCGAGGAGGCATCAGAGCACCTTACCCGGGCCGAGGAGATCAGACAATCCCCACTGCGCGGCGGCGGCGGCGGCAATGCCGGGCAGAGTCCGGCTCCGGTTCTTCCACCTGTTTGGTCCCGGGGGCTCCCTGTGGACTCTTGCTACCCGGCCAGTAACAATCTCCGTAGGCTGAAGCGGATATAAGTTCTTCAGCCACCAACACGTCGCCTTCACCTCTCCGTGTCCGAATTGCCAAGGCTGGATTATTTGATCCGGCTTGCGAATTGCCGAGGAGATGATCCCGATGGGGTTCTCGATGGCGATGCGCGGAATGGGTGCGGCCAAGAGCCGGCGGACGAACTCGATTGCCTCTGCCTGCTCCACCTCCTTGGTGGGCCACCACCGGGCGCCCGATACCGCAAGGTGTGTGCAAGGCGGGTGCGCGATCATCAAGTCCCACCCGAGATCAAGTATTTCACTTACATCCCCTTGGTGATGCTGCCCCGGAGTCTCTGCCGGAAGCAGATCACTGGAAGTGGCGTCGTGCCCGAGGGCCGTGAACGCATCCCTCATTGCCCCTGAGAACTCGCAAGCGATGAGCACCCTCATTCGAGATCCGCGGGTTGGTCGTCCAGGATGCGGATGGCGTCATCGAGGTATCCGGCCCGGTAGAGAGTCCAACTCGGGGGCACGAGCCCATCCCTGAAGAGGGCGGGGAAGTGGCTGAAGAACGCCTTGCTCTGCTCATCCGAGAGCCGGTTGATCTGCGGGTGGACCCAGAGCGAGGTCTTGGTCGAGCGGCCGTTGTGCCGATACGAGAGGCTCTTGGGCGCGTAGCCTGCGCGGCGGAAGAACGCGGCTAGCTGGGCGTCGGACATCCGCTGCACCTCGGAGGGGAGGTTCAGCATGGATTCCAATTCCGCGAGGTAGGTGGCCGAATAGGCGCCCGGCGAGCCGAGGCCATCGGCATCGGGTAGGTGCGGGTGCGGCAAGTCCTCGATGTACTTCACGAGGCGGCCTTGCCACGCTGGGAGCACGAGGCGCTCATCCAGAGCCTGCCTGCGCTCCGGGGCCTTCATCTCCTCCATAGTGTCGTGGAACTGCTCCCCGGCGCGATAAGCGGCGAGCCCCTCCGCAAACAGTTGGTCCCGGAACGAGAGGAAGTTGGAGAGGGCGATGGGCCGGGGGAAGTAGATGGGCCAGTACCTTCGGTTACCGCGGTAGTCGGTGAGGTACTGCTGGTCCTCCGTAGTCCCGAACAGCACGCAGCGCCGGGGCACGGTCACGGAGGCCCTACCGTAGGGCGGCCGGAAGGTGTCCGCGAGGGTGGAGAAGAACGCCTTGCGGGCCTCGTCGGTGGACCGCTTGAAGGCTGACATCTCGCCCATCTCGAGCCCCCACTTCCCGCGGAGGTTCACCACCGCGTCCTTGGTGTGCAGGTCTCCGCCGAGCACCCCATAGAAATCCTCGGATACCAGTAGGGACACCAGGGTAGACTTCCCGACGCCTGACGGCCCCTCGAAGACGGGAACGTAGTCGAACTTGACCCCCTTGGGGTTCAGCGCACGGGCCACGAGCCCGATGATGATGCGCCGGGAGAACCGCTCGAGGTCGTGGCTCGGGAGCGCGCCGATGGATTCCAACCAGTTGGACAAGCGCGGCTGCCCGTCGTGCTCGGGGAGTTGGGTCAGGTACTCATGCAGCGGATCGTAGGCGGCGTCGTCGGCGCACACCTCGATGGCCGCGCGCACGGCGTCGATGGGCGGGTCGGTCTTGAGCCCGAGGATCTGCCGGATGGGGTCGAGGAACCGGGTCGCCAGCGTGTCGGGCAGTGGGGCGCGGTTGCAGCGAGTGGTCCCGTCAAGGGAGTTCCGCTCGATGCGATAGGATTGAAAATGGGAGTGCTTCTGGATGAGCCGGATGAAGTTCTGAGAGCCGACCACGGGGGTGGCGATGCCCAATGCGGTGACGTGCATCTGGAGCCCCAACTGCGCCCACGACTCCGTGAGGTCCACGTTCGGCTGGCGGGGCTTCTTGCCCTTGGGCTTCTCTAGGGGCCGGTCATCCGCGGTGCGCTCGGTGAGGGGCGGGGGCAAGGCGGCGGCTTCTCCGAGGTCGATGGCGAGCAGGCGCTGCTCCTCCACTACGAGGGCGTGCGCCCGCTGAATGTCCGCGTAGCGCCGGTGCGGTTTGGCGGCTTGGTGCGAAAAGGATTGCCACTCGGGGATGCCGGGATGCTGGGGGGTGGTGGATGGATTGAAAAGCTCATAGATGGGCTGCGGGGATTGGGGGCACTCCCGCGAGGCCACGGTGTATAGGTGGAACCGCCATGCCGAGCGCGTGTCGTCCAGGGACCGGAGGTGGCGGTCACGTGCCCATGTGGTGAAGGCAAGCTCCGGATCCTCGAAGGCGCGGGCGAGGATGGGCGTGGTGGCTAGCTCCCCGGCGACCCGGATGATGGCCGGGGTGGGCTCAGGGATGGCAATCGGCAGAGGCGGCGTGAGCACGGGGGCACCGTGCTGCGAGAGGGCCGCTAGAAAGGTGCGCAACAGGTCGTCTCCCCGCTGCGGGTCGTTCAGAGTGGGGCTGGGGGTCTCGAAGTACGGGAACCCGGTCAGTGCCGCGAACCGCTGCGAGGTGTAGACCTCGATGCCCATGGCCTGCGGGCTGGAGGAGTCCCGGGCGCGGGTGTAGCGGTTCCGCATCAGCAGCGGAAAGCTGGGGGTGGTGCGGATGAATGCGTGCGCTCCAGTGCCCGAGGCGGACCACTCAGTGTAAGCGCCGATGGCGGCGGCTTGGCGGAGGAACTCTTCAGCCCACTCGGGCGCGGAAGAGGAGGGATCGGAGACCAGGTCGTCGAAGTCCACGAACACGAGGGGCGGCGCAACCAGGATCCCCACGCCGAGGGGGAGGGGAATGGATGGAGGCGCGTGAGGAGAGGTGATGCGCTCGAGGTGGGCGAGCGCGTAGGAGAACCCCGCCCAGGTGTCGGAGTCGGTGGTCGATGCAGGTCGAAGATGCCGCCGCAGGTCGAGCGGACGCTTCACCGGGGCGGTCCATGCCGCCCAGGCGGGCCAGTCACGGAGGTAGGTGGGCAAGAGGGAGATGGGGTGCGGCGCGAGAGATGCGGCAGCGTCGGTCACGGAGACCTCGTGCTCGGGGAGGTTGGCGGTTGTATCCGAGTCGATGGCGGTTGCGCAAGCCACTACGGGTAGTGGGTGCGCCCGGACGATTACACTAGATGGACTTTAAATAATCAGGTAACGAAAATATAGGAAAACTGGCACTGGACTTTTAATCCTCATATGGACTTTAATTATTAAAAGTTAGCATGGTGGATTTTAAATCACAAAAGCGAGCATGGTGGATTTTAAATCACAAAAGCGAGCATGGTGTGTGAGTAGGAGTCCCGACCGCCCGTTCCATCTAACAATCCCAGGGGTAGGGGGTCTGAACGGGTGCGCGCCCGCGATCGCGCGTTTGCCCCCGCGCGCCAACGTGGAATGCCTGGGCGCGCGTGCAGGCCCGCGGCAATGACCGCACGGCCACGGGGGCGGCCCTTCCAGGCGTTTCCAGGCGCGGGGTGCTGTCCCCCTAGCCAAACGCCCCTTGCGTGCCTTGGCGGGCCATCTACGGCGTTCGCGGCTTGGCACGGTGGCCCACGAGGGCTTGGCGCACGCCAGACTGGCGTATTGTTAGAGTCCCGCGGCCACGCTCCCCTTTTCCTTGTGGATTAAATAGGGGTAAGCGCCTTGTTGAGGGACTCCAATTGTTTGGGAGGGGTGGCAAAGCCGAGTGGGAGGGGTGGACAAGTGCATGATGTTGCTTGTTGAAAGATGGTGGAGAGATACGTACCCCCAACATAAAGGGGCTGGCGCGTATGGCGTATTAGCGTATATTCAGTGTATGGTATTATCCTCTTCTTCTTCTTAAGTTAGGTATATGTATCTCTCCACCATCTTTCAACAAAGGAGTTCAACGGGTTACCCACCCCTCCCACTTGGCTTTTCCATAGGTAGCAAACAATCATCCCTCAACATCTGGACTCGAGGGCCGATGGACTGTTGAGGAGTTTCTCCCCGATGGGGCGTTTCTCCCGGGGCGTTTCTACCCAACAATCCCCTCCCAAGGATGTGTGTGCATTCCCCACATGAATAACAATCCAGCGTTAGCGCGCCAGCTCCCGTGGCACACTCCCTGCTAAACAATCCACCGTTGGGCAGCACGGCGGATGGGCTTGACAAACAATCCACCCGCTGCTAGAACCTGACTCGTGCCACTCTTGGCACCCTCCGCAAAGGATGTCCCCCGTGTCTACTCCCCGTTGCTCCTCATGTGGTAGGTTCTATCCCGTCGAGGGCGCATGCCACGCGCGCGCACCCTACTCCCTGCGCGCGGCCGTGCTCATCTACACCGTGGCCCTGTCTGTGTTCGTGGTCCCCTTCCTGATCGTGTTGGGAGCGCGCTAATGGACCCCCTCCTGCGTAACGTGCGCCTCGCCACTAGCCACACCCTCGAGGTGTCCGATACCTACCGTGTGGACTCTCACGGTAAGTCGATCCTCTCCTACTCCTTCCGGGATGCCGCGGGGAAAGTCGCAAGGTGTGGAGAATCCCGGGCCAGT